TCAAGAATTCTTTCTAAGATTTTCCATGATATCGACCGTTTCATTTCTCATCTTATCTGTTACATGCGAGTAAGTATCCATCGTAATTGAAATTCTGCTGTGGCCCAATCGTTCAGAGATTTCTTTCATTTTTGCGCCATTTTCGAGAAGAAGTGTAGCATGAGTATGTCTGAGAGAATGGAAGTTAAAAGAGAGGGAGAGTGCATTCGATATCCTTCTTGTGTTCCATTTCACCACACTTGGCGTAACTAGCTCACCGTCTTCCTTCGTACATACTGCATTTGAATCAATGTAGAGCTTTCTATACTTCATTCGATTTTCTAATTGTTGTTTCTTATGTTTTTTCAGAATTGCTAGCAAGGTTTGTCCAATAAAAATCGTTCGATTGGAACTGCTTGTCTTTGGCGTACCATATACCCATGCGCCGTCATTCTTTACCATTTGTTTCTCTACAGTAATTGTTCCATTTGAAAAATCGACATTATCCCACGTCAGACCACAAACTTCGCCAACGCGCATTCCCGTATAAAATCCAATATTCAAAGGAATATAGAAAGGATGTCCTTCAGGAGTAATTTCTAGCATATGATCAAAGTCCTCAAGAGAAATGATTTTTAGATCTTTTTTAGTCGTTGGTCGTTCTTCGTATTTTGGTATCTTTACATACAGCATAGGATTTTGCTTGATTAACCCCCAAGGATAAACCGCCATATTCAGCGCATTCTTAAGGACAGAGTGAGTAATAGTCATTGTTTTCTTCGAGTAACCCTTTTTAAATTCATCATTGATGAAATTTTGCAAAAGAGCAGGGGAGAGATCCGTAAGTTTTTTCTTTCCTAAATAACCGTTTATATGATTTTTGATGGTAAATCGGTAGTTTTCATAGGTATTGTATTTTAGATTTAGTTTAACGTATTCCTCCATCCAAAAATCAAGGTATTGTTTTACTCGAGTATCCGTACCTAAAAAGTATTGTCCTGTTTCGTCAATATCTGATAAAACTTTTCGTAAAGCAGCTTCGGCCTCTGGTCGGGTGTCTCCGCCAACTTTCTCCACTTTTTTTCTTGAGCCATCATCATTGATATCTTCAAAATAATAATACCAACGTTTTCCACGTTTTCTCACACCGCCACGCATAAAATCAGTCCTTTCATATTGCTATGTCATTAGTACGATAGTTAAATTCTTTTGGTACATATAGAGAGGGAATAGATGTAAAATCCGTATTTTCAATAGAAATATACGAACTTATGTTCTTTTGCGTTTAAAAAGAAAAGCCCGAAGGCTGATCTTAAACTATTACAATGCAACTAATTAGGGACGAGCGTATTGATTCCCTCGAGGGGCACGACTATACCCAGCATTATCAGCATCTATTTGAGTCATGTATTGATAATTATTTGGATTTGTAACACGAGAATAGTACTTTCCACTATCTGAACGAGCGAAAACCATACTATTTGCAGCGATAGACCACTGGCCATCAACAGTGTATGAATTATTTTGTTGTTCAGCTTGACGTTGAGCTTCAGCAGCTTGCTGTTCTTGAGCCTGACGCTGAGCTTCAGCAGCTTGTTGCTTTTGTCGTTCTGCTTCAGCTGCCTCATTAGATTTTATAGTTGAATCAACATTGACTAAGCGATTTAATAATTCTTGGTTTCCACCAGGTATAGATTGAATAGCTGATAATGCTGCATTGTAGTTATCTCTAGTTGGATTAGCTTCAGCTTGTTCCAGAATGGTTTTAGCTGTTGAAGTTTTTTGATTAATTTCTTCTTGGCGTTTTTTCTCAGCTTCTTTAGCTTTTTGTTCTTCTTGGCGTTTTTTCTCAGCTTCTTTAGCTTTTTGTTCTTCTTGGTGCTTTTTTTCAGCCTCTTCTTTAGCTTTTTGTTCTTCGGCCTTTTTCTTTTTAGCTAATTCTTTAGCCTTTTTTTCATCTTTTTCTCGGCTTTCAGAAGAGACAGATACACTAGAAGATGAAGATTTAGCGTCTTTGTGTACATCTGCTTGTCCAGTTGTTGGTGGAGCAAGAGCCCCTCCGATTACCATAACTATAAAAGCTACTAGAATTCCAATACTAATCTTTTTCTTTGAACGTTTCTTCTTGGAGAAAAAAGAATATACTAAAAAACATACTCCAAATAGAAAACCAAAGAACCCAACTAAAATTAAAAACGTACTCATTTATTCCTCCTTGTTGAATATATCACTGGGTAAATCAAGTATTTACTCCCACTTGAAGGCAGGTAGTGATAGTCGCCCTTAATAAAGCCTTAACAAAAAGAAAGCCGGAAGGCCAACCTTTTTTAATTAGTAGGGATAGTTTTTTCAAAACTTCCATTATCCATAAAATCTTTCATGATAATAGGAGAACCTGGATAAATAATTTCTACACCAACAACTGCATCAACAGTAGCATCAGGCTTAACATCTGTATCGCCCATCTTTACAAGATCTGGTTTGTAGTCTTGAGGGAACAAGCCATTTGCTCCATTCAATAGTTCTTCGGTTTTATCTGTTTCCTGTATAGGTTTGATTGATGTAGCGAATGCCATCCAAGGACTTTGAGCTTTGTCAGATTTATTAGTATATTGAATTTCAATAGCTAATATTTTTTTATTTGGATCATATTGGCTAGATAATTCTTCAGTGTTTTTTATTACAATCTTTGATGAATCGTCTTCAAAAGTTGTATCACTTGTAGATTTTTCTTCAGTACTTGAATCCATAGAGTTGCTGCTCTCTAAAGTAACCATTGTAGAAGTATTAGTAGTCGTTTTTTTAGGCACATCAGAGTTTGAATCGTTGTTACCACAAGCACCTAATGTGATACTAGAAAACAAGATTAATCCTAACCCAACTATTTTTTTCATATTTTCCTCCAAAAAATAAAATAATTTACTCCCACTTAATGGCAGGTAGTGATAGTCGCCAATTTTAAATTAAAAATCTGTACACGTTTTCAGGTAGCCCATACAAATTTGTTAATTCCTCAACTTTTCTAGGGTATTGATCGTTGTCTTCTTTATAAAGAGAAACAATGAGATTAGCAGCAAAGCAATTCGCTTCGCTTTCTGATTTGCTTCTGGATGTTCGTGTAGATACATAATAGCTAGATAACCCCACGATGAAAGATGGCGTGACCAAGCTCATGAGCACAAATGTAAAATCTTTCCTCAGAATCCTTTAATTCGTCATTCAAAAGAATGACAGCACGGCCTAAAATCTCTTGGAATTGACCTTTAGGATCATCAATAAAAGGAACATATTCAATTTGAATGTCCACTTTTTCACAAATATAAAATGGATTAGCGGATTGATACTTCCGCTTTAGGTTTTCCACTAAATTGATAACATCCAATTCCATACCCAATCACTTCTCTTTGTCCTTGTCTTCTTTTTTGAATTTCCAAAACATGCCTGCTAAAACATCTCTGACTCTTTGAAGCTGTTCGGGTGTTAACGTTTCGCCTCCATAAGCCATGTTAGCATTTGATTCAAGTAATTTATCCAGTTCAATCAAATCGTCCTCATTTGCCCATTCCGGAATCGTATTTACATTAACTGGTGAATTCTCTTCAAAATATGATATTGAAACGCCGAGAGCAGTAGATAATTTTTTTAAGGTTTCAAGCGTTGGATCTTTCCGTTCGCCTTTTTCAAATCTTGATATTTGAGAAGCACTCACTCCAGATTTTAAAGCCAACTGGTTAACGCCTAAGCCTCTAGAGGTTCTCAATTTTTTTAGTTTTTCTCCAAACTCCATGATAAAACCCCTTTCTTAATATATGATATAGCCCATAGGCAATAAAATCAAAAAAAATTGCATTTTGGCAATAAAAAGTGTTGCCAAAAGACAAATTTAATATTATAGTATTGTCATAAGGCAACGGAGGTGTATTAAATGAAAACTTTGCTTAAGCAAGAAAAGCTCTACTCCTTGATGCAATCAAAAGGAGATGATCCATATTCACTTGCTAAAAGAATGAATGTTGCTCCGTCAACAGTTTATAGAATTTTAAACGGAGATCGCGGAATCGGTGGTGAACTAATTCCGAAATTGCTTAAAGCTTTTTATTTATCTGAAAAAGATTTCGATAAGCTTTTTATTTTTAGTGAAGTATTGCCAAAAAACAACAGACAGGAGATTGCCAAATGACACGACAAGAAAAAATAAACATTGTACTTGATGCTAGACCACGATTGGTTCACATCATCAAATGTGCTAACGATGATCAACTTGATCGCTTAGTTGTGGAAGTTCAAAAAGAACTTCAACGAGAATTAGATGAAGCGGCTTTTGTTTGATTCATAAATCAATAGTATAAAAAAATTACTCGTATTGATATACGGGCGAATAAGAATATGAGGTGTTTAAACTGTTAAAAAAATCAAGTGTTATTCGAGAATCGTTAGTCGAAGTAATTAATAAGAGTGGTGAGACCAAAAAGGAAATAGCAAGACAAATCAACGTCTCTCAACAGTCATTAAGCGATTGGACAACATTGCTTAATACGAAGCCCGTGACGTTGGAAAATGCTCAGGCGTTAACGGATCATTTTAGAGATTCAGATTTCACTCTTCAAGTGATTCATGAGTTCTTTGGTTTATTTAAATCAATAGATGGTGATGTTTATAGGAGAGATCCTTCATCATTAGACAAGTTGCAAATGATTGAATCAGATGAGCGGAAACAGAAGAAGCAAGAAGTAGAAAAAATTCTTCTTAAACAAGTAAATTACTTAACTGTTGATGATCGTCAACAAATCATTGCATATGCTTATGAATTTTTAGACGAGATCATGGTTGAAGTCACACTAATAAGTGCATTATGCGAAATACTTGGAATCGATATTCGCAAGCTTAGTGAGGAACGGCTGTCGTACTGGGTAGCACAAGGATATATGAAAGGATGATGGAAATGGAAACATTGGAAAATATTTTTCCAAAAAAAGTTGTCTTGAAGCGCAATAATAAAAGAAACATTGAAAAATTAACATACTCAGTTACTGAAGCGGCATTAGCTATAACAACAAATCCTCAAAATGTTAAAGATTTGATTGAGATGGGATACATCGGTTTTTTGAAACTCGGTGAAATTAGAATTCCTAAAACTGAAGTCGCTCTATTTTTAGAGAATCATATGAATGAAGATCTTGCTAGCGAAATTGCTAAATATAGAGAGGAGAGAAAGAAATGAAAACTGTATTTAAAATGACTGTCAAGAGCGCTTTGCTTATGAGTCTAGTAGCAATCGGATTAGCTAGTTTTGATGTTAGATGTGCACTGATAGCTTGGGGAGGTCTATTTTCAGCAACGTTCGCAAGAGAAAGTTTTAAAGTACCAACACAAAAAAGACCGACTAGCGACGGCAATCGCTAATCGGCAACATAACAAAATATCTTATCTGTATTTTAGCATGAAAGGAAGGCTAAAACAATGAACGATTTTGGACAAGCATTAGATCAGTATTTAACTACGCCAGAATGGGGTACACCATATTTTGAGGAGGAAGACGATGAGTAAGTCTACTTTAGAAATGAGCCATCAAGAATGGCTTGAGAACCGTAAAAAAGGCATTGGTGGCTCTGATGTTGGAACGATTTTAGGGTTGAACAAATGGAAATCACCTTATCAATTATGGCTTGAAAAAACAGGGCAAGTCGTACTTGAAGAAACAGCAAGCGAGCCAGCTTATTGGGGCAATATCTTAGAAGAAGTTGTTGCTAAAGAATTTCAAGAACGAACAGGTAAAAAGGTTCGCAGAAGAAATCAAGTCTTTGAACATCCACTGCATCCGTTTCTAAGAGCGAATATTGATCGGGACGTAGTGGGAGAAAATGCCATTCTGGAATGCAAAACAGCCAATCAATTTCTCGGTAAAGAATGGGAAGGCGAAGAGGTACCGCTTAGTTATCTCTGTCAAGTTCAGCATTACATGAACGTTTTAAACAAAGACTATTGTTATATCGCTGTTTTGATCGGTGGACAAAAATTCATTTGGAAGCGAATTGCGAGAGATCAAGAATTGATCGATACAATTACAGAACGCTTGGTTGAATTTTGGGAAACAAATGTAGTTGAAGGTATCGAGCCTGTAATTGACGGAAGTGAAGCGACTGCTGATTTCTTAAAAGAAAAATATGCAGATATCGAAGAAAATCAAACAGCTCTACCCTCACGTTTTGATGAACTTATCGAGCAAAAAAGAGAACTCAAGCGAACCAAGAAAGAAATTGAATCGGCTATTCGTCAAGTGGACAACGAGATCATCAGCGAACTAGGTAAACGTGAAGCTAGTATCGGTATCACACAAAGAAACATTATCAGTTGGAAACTTGTTCGTACAAGACGGATAAACTCAAAAAAACTAGCGGAGAAATATCCAGATATCGCAAATGATGAAGAGATTTATAACATTGCTGAATCCAGAAGACTAACCGAAAAGGAGATCAAATAATATGGCAACAAATGAATCGTTAAAAAATCAATTGGCAGCAAAGCCACAGAAACAAGTTGCACCAGGTCAATTAGGACTTAAAGCTTTGATGAATACACCAACAATGAGAAAGAAGTTCGAAGAGGTGCTTCATGATAACGCTAATGCTTTTATGTCGAATGTGATGACACTGGTATCAAATGATAGCTATCTTGCTGACAGCGAACCAATGTCCATCATGAGCGGCGCACTGACTGCTGCAACGTTAAATCTTGGACTAGATAAGAATCTTGGCTATGCCTATCTCGTTCCATTTAATAGCAAAAACAAGAAAACAGGAAAATGGGAAAAGAAAGCTCAGTTCTTACTCGGCTACAAAGGGTACATCCAGTTGGCTCAACGGTCAGGTAAATATAAAGCATTGAATGTCATTGAAGTATACGAAGGCGAATTAAAGAGCTGGAATCGTCTAACTGAAGAGTTTGATTTCGATCCAAACGGACGGAAGTCAGATGAAGTTATTGGGTACGTTGGTTACTTTGAACTGCTAAATGGTTTTAAGAAAACTGTCTATTGGACCAAGCAAGAAATAGAAGCACATCGTATCGCGAACAGCAAAGATCGTGACAAAACCAAATTAAGCGGTGTGTGGGCATCAGATTACAATGCGATGGCTCGAAAAACTGTTCTTAGAAATCTCCTTTCTAAATGGGGAATTTTATCCGTTGAAATGCAAGAAGCTACCACATCAGACGAAAAAGTTCAAAAAGTTCAAGAAGATGGGAGTATCATTTCTGAAACAGAAATCGAAGAGGATATCCCTGAAAGAAAAGAAGCAGAAAAAGTGGAAATAAACGCCGATAATGGATCAACAGCTTTTGAAGAGTATGCAGAATCAGTTCAGACAGATGAAGCACAAGAATCGCTGTTCGATGCATCAAATCCACCATTAAATAAATAGTGAGGGAGTTATCTCCCTCTTAACATCAAAACGAAAGGAGGAACACAATTGGATTATATCGGACAGCTTAATGCTTTTGACAATTGGCTTGAATATAACGAGCTCGGAGCTGGTCCCCAACTGCTTTGGTACAAGCTTATGGCTATAGCAAACAAAAGTGGATGGCAGAGCGAATTATCGATTGCCAATACAAGGCTACAAGCAATGACTAAAACGTCTGAAAAAACATTGATTAACAATCGTAATCAATTGATCCAAAACGGACTCCTTCAATATAAAAAAAGAGGTCGCACTAAAGCGGGTATTTATCTTATTACTGATTTAACTGGAAATTTTACAGCAAAAAAGAAAGTAATTGATACAGTAGAAAATCCCACTACTGGAAATTTTACAGTAAATAGTAAAGTAAATCCGAAAGTAAATAGGGAAGTAAATCCTTCAGTAGATTCTACAGTAAATCCTTCAGCTTATATAAACAATACAAAACAAGACAATACAAATAAAGAAGATGAAGACGACTTAGGCGTGTACGAATTTATTCAGGTCAGTTGGGGGAAACCACCGACAGGTCTTTTGCAAGGTGCATTAGGCCCAATGATCAAAAAATGGGGATCAGACATCATCCTGTTTGCGTTTAGACTAGCATTTGAGAATAGCGTTGAAATGCCCGGTCTAAAAAAATACGTTGAGGCAATATTGGAATCGTGGAATAAGCAAAATATCAAAACATTGGACGATGCTCTGAAAGCTCAAGAAGACTATAAAAATCGTAAGAAGAAACAGTCTTACACTCCGAAATATCAAAAAAACGTCCGTCGAGAAAAATTGCCTGATTGGGTTGATAAACCTCAAAAAGAACAAAAAATTGATCCTGAGAAAAAAGCGGAAATCGATGCTAGATTCGAAGCCTATTTTTCTCGGACAAGTGATGAGAAGGAAGGCGCAAGCAATTGATCACAACAAAATATGGCAATAAGAAAACTCTCTATCGTGGTATCAAGTTCGATTCAAAAGCAGAAGCAGAGTACTACGATTTGGCACTGTGGCAAGCACAGGCGAATGGTTGGAAAGTGAAGCTCCAGGAAAGGTTTGAGCTGATGCCGAAATTTGAACTAGACGGAAAGAAGTATCGCAAGATCGAGTATATTCCCGACTTCATATTTTATAAAAACGGCAAACTTGTCAAAGTCGTAGATGTTAAAGGAATGCAGACAAAAGACTTTAAAATCAAGGCGAAATTGTTTTGTCATAAATATCAAGTTCCGTTGATTTTAGCTAAAAAATATCGGAATACGTTCAAGGAAGAGCGTTTTTAACGAGGTGGTCCATCATGACAACAGAAGAAGTGATTCAAATGCGTATTCGAAGCATTCAACGTGAAATTGACGAACTGGAGTGGACAAAGGCAGTAATGGTCAATGAAACGGCGAGAAAGGCAATCGATTTGCACATAGAGAACTTAAGAAGGGAAATCCATCGATTGGAGGAATGAGCGTGGATAAGAAGGCTGCAATGAAAAGAATCATCGAACTGACACCTTCTGAAAGTTGGCAGGAAGACAAAGAAATAGTTGCAGAAGTCCAAAAGCTTGGTAAATCAATGTGGACTGAAAAAACCAAACGGAGAACGCCGAGAAAAATTGCAATCTGGCATGATGATCGAATTCTAGTAACAGGTACTGCTGAACAGTTATCTGAGATTACTAGACTGAGTAAAAATATTATTTGGGATAGGGCTAAACGCGAGAACGTTGATTCGAAAGGTCGTCAATTTAAATATTTGGAGGAGAAATAATGGACGAACTAATCACAAAAATCGAACAGTGGGCTAAAGATAAGGGATTGGATCAAGCTGATTCCAGCAAGCAAATGTTAAAAACGATCGAAGAGATTGGGGAAGTTGCCGCTTCTCTAGCTAGAAAAGATGAACATGGTTTAAGAGACGGAATTGGAGACGTAGTAGTAACCTTGATTATTTTAGCTATGCAAAATGATATGGATTTGTACGAGTGTCTGAACCAAGCATACAACGAAATCAAAGGACGCACAGGGGAAATGGTAGATGGTATATTCGTGAAGTTGAGTGACTTGGAGGACAGCGATGAATAAACAGGAATTGATTGATAAATGGGAAAGTAAAACAGGAGCGCCTTCATATGAAATAAGTGACCTTCCAATTGATCCATCTAAAATTGAAATGTATATTGCAGGGTATGGCGTGGCTCGAAAAGAAATCCTAGAAGATTTAAAACAACTAGACGAACCGAAGAAGCTAATTGTTAAGCCAATTGTGGCAGGTTGGATCGAAAAAAGTACCGACAATTTAACAAAAGCTGAAAAAATAGCGTATTTAATCAAATCCAAAGATGGTGATTCATATTATTTCTGTGATTGGTTTGTACGAGATGGCATATTGACGCAAGAACAAGGAGAAGAATTACTCGCTTGGGCAACGAGACAATCATATGAAACACTATTGAGCCTATACAACGGCTACGAGGTTGAGAAAGAGCCGTTGTACAGTGTAATAATTGCTGGCGAGTACCTTGTCAAGGAGATCAGTTGCAGTAATGAAGTTAAACTAGTATCAACAGCTTACCTGCCGCAATACCTTGCACACCACTACCAACTGACCGAAAAACAGATTAAAGAAATTGATGAAAGATACTGGCCATTTGCTGTGCCAGTGGAAGAGGTGGTAGAAAGATGAAACTAAAAGACGGATTTTACGCTAGTAGTCATGGTATCGGCGGTTTAATGCTAGATATGCCGACAAAGAACCCTAAAACACGTAAGAAACCAAAATTCAAAGTCGGTGACATGGTTCGCTGTGAAGCAGAGGAGTTCGTTTATCCCTTCAGAGGATACGTTAAAAAGATACTGTCAAACTCAGCAATCATTCGTATTGAAAACACGATGAAATGTGACAAGTGGTTAGCGAAAAGTAAAGAGAATTTAGCAGTGGTGAGATTGGTGGATATTGAACTAATCAATGACAAATAAAAAAGCCGGATCGCTCCGACTGATTCAATAAATCCAACACATTTATTATATCACATAAAGGAGCGGTTTGACTTGATGCAATTGTTACGAGAGGTAGATTTCAAACAGACAAGATGTAATGCGAGAGATGTGCTGAAGAACTTTCGGCGTTTGGAGCGGATGGCAGGTCGCTCTTTGATAGATATTAAGTCTCCTATCATAACCGATATGCCGAAGGCACCGAAGCACGGCAATAAGACAGAAGACGCGATCATTCAGATGATGGATATAGAAGCGGAGAGAGACGCAATACTAGCGGCTTTGATGGCTCTTAGTCTGATTAGTCGTCAGATACTCTACTACAGCTTCTGTGACGTAAACAAGCACTCTAATTATGAAATAGGGCAATTGATACGAGGATACGGAGAGAAGAATGTAGAGAAGCTGAAATCCATCGCATTGATCGAATTTGCAGAAGCGTATAAAAGAGGTTCGCTGATTGCGTACCTATAAAAACGTAGGGTTTTTGTAGGGATAGTGTAGGGTTTTTGAGTGGTTTAACGTGATATTATGATAGTGTCGAAAGATTAGTGATAGGTCTGAGACAAAATAAAATGTAAGGGAGGAAATCTCCCTCATCGTTTTAAACTTCTTCTTAGATAGACAGCAACTAATATGAAGAAAAGGATGTGAATTCAACTCCTCCTAAATTCTTCATCGGTTGCTGTTTATTTTGATTAGACAGCAGCGCACAAAAAACTAAACACGTTCTTGTCGTCTTTCAACTGCTGCTGTCTATTAATTTATGTATTGGAGGGAAAACGAATGGAAGTCGAACAAATAAAGTATCAAGGTATGGATCGGGAACGGTTGATTGATATTTTTGAGCAACAACGTTTAGAATTGATCCAAAAAGAAGCTGTATGTAAAGAGTACAAAAAACATTTGGAACAAGTAATTGAGGATCATTCAGTAGAAAAGTACAGATCAGTTGTACAAAAAAATAGAGAAGCAGACGATTCCATCTTTAATGAAATTAAAATGAAATTCAATGTATCAAATCTTGTTGAATTAAAAAAACTGATTAAGTTGGCACAAAACCAAGTTAATCAGTTAGAAGAAACATTAGAATTGATTGAGAAATTTAAAATCCAAGTTTCTTAGCAACATATTCCTGTGTGGCAGTTCCAAGCATATCAGTCCATGTGTTGAAATTCGAGTTTTGGGACACGAATCTATCCATATCTTCATCAGGGATAGCTGCAAAGGCTTCTTCGCTACTTACATCAAAACCACTTTTTTCGAAAAATTCGTCAAGGCTTTGACAACTAGTGTTTTTGGAAATAAAAGAATCGGTTAACAGATCAGCCATAGGAATCTCATTATCTCCATCTAGCTCTTGAGCAGCTTTTGACATTTTGTTTAGATGACTAGTTAGATCATCAAAACCGCTAAAATTATTAGACATTACCTTTTCTCCTTATAATTCATTTCAGCGGACCACTCGCTGATAACTAAAATTATACGCTTAGTATTTATTTTCACAATATTAATTTGTCACTGTAGTGGAAAGGGTAGACGCTAAGCATGCGTGCTAGGTCAATGCTTCGGCAACTATGCAATGTTCGAGTCCTTGCCAGCGACTTTAGCAATCGAGGCTTGTGGCAGGGAGGAGAAGCGGGCGTCTGGCTTGTGTAGATTGCTATTACATAGCAATGATTTTTATTTAAGTGATTATTTTGATGTTTTAAAACGCAACACAGATTTAATTTAGTACGGTATAATTAATTTGGAAGGAGATGAATTAAGTGGAAAAATTGATTTTAACAAAAATAAAAAATGGGGAAAACGCTGAAAAAGATGCGCTTGGTTTAAATTCAGATGAGTATGATGCTATCGTTGGCAAGCTATACGATAAGGGGTATATTACGAAACCAATAAGATCTTCGAATGTTTATATTAGCTTAGCAGGTTGTGCCATAACAGAAAAAGGATTACTTTACATTAGTTAATAATAAATATTAAGTTAAACTGTAGTGCAGTTTGTTGGGAGAAGAGATTTATATGATAGAATCATTGGTCATAGCTTTATTTACTGCTGCTGTTGTTGGAGCAATGAATCTTATAGTGAAAGCTTTTGAAGTATGTGTGAATCATAAATATCAAACAGAAAAACTAAAATTAGAAAAAAAGATGAGTATCAATGATAGTGTTGAGAAGAACGCTCGACTTTTTCTTGTGAGTGCTGATAAAGTTGCTACAGCTGCAAAAGAATTTTGCGAGGTAAATAAGATGAGGTTAGGCAATGCAATACCTGAAAACCAAGCACATAATCACGCTGTTCAAGCTGGTGATAATCTGAATGAAGGAATGGAAAAAACATTTTCAGAAATTACAAGTATCAAATTGATACTGCCAGACAGTAACTATAAAGATGAAATAATTGATAATCTTGAGGAAGTAAGAAGTATTTGCGAAAAAATAGCTTCTATTACTATGCAAGTTGAGCGTAATAAAGTACAACTCGAATACATTGAACAGAAGGAACTTGAAATAAAAAAAGAAATCAGTATCTTACAAAATTACGTTGATAAATCAATAAGTAGGATTAATTGTTATATCAATGAAGATGTAAAATAAGTAAATAACAAAAATTAATTAGTTAAAAGGCTGCTCAATGAGTGGTCTTTTTCTTTTAGGCAAAAGGAATTTGGAGGATTAGAACGAAAATTGAAACAATGAAGATGCTTTTGTTGAAAGATATTGAGAATTAGAAAAACAAAACTCAACGTAAAAAGAATGCGAGGTGGTGTGTATTGAATGGCAAGACAACGTGATCCAAGACGTGATGAAGCCAAAAGAATTTGGTTAGAATCCAACGGAGAAAAGCAGTTAAAGGAAATTGCATCTGAATTAAATGTTTCAGATTCTCAGGTTAGAAAATGGAAATCGCAAGACAAATGGAGCGCTGAATTGAAAAGTAACGTTACCAATGGCAAAAGTAACGTTACCAATCAAGGCGGTGCTCCACTTGGTAATCAAAACGCTAAAGGTAACAAAGGAAATAGCCGAGCTTCTCCGCCAGTGGGTAATAAAAACGCTTTGAAAACAGGCGAGTATGAAACTATATTTTTTGAGACACTAAGTGAGGAAGAGAAGGACATCTATTCTAGTCTGAATGATGATCCTTCTTTTGTTTTGTCTGAGGAAATACGGTTGTTAAAGATACGCCAATTACGAATGATGAAACGGATAAAAGAAGCCGAGTCAGGTTTAAACGATGAAGAGGTTGATCGCCTGCAACAAATGCGAAAGATTAAAACGCCAATCGAAAAGGATGGTAAAAAGCTAGAAATCAAGCGTGAGGTTATGCAAGACGTACAGGTCTCAAGAAAGACTTATCGAAAAATAGATGACATTTTGTCTATTGAAGATGCGCTTACTAGAATCAGCAACCAATTAACGAAGGCAATCAAACAGCTTAATGCATTAGCTACAGAGGAATCAAGAAACAAAGTATACAACAACCAAGCGAATAAGCTTGAAGTTGAAATTGATATGCTGAAACTAAAAGCTGACTTATTACGCAGTGATTCTGAAAAATCTACCGAAGAAAAACTTGATGAGTTGTTAGAAAAGATTAGTGGTGAATTAGATGGCACTAGTTGAGATTTATAACCCAAAGCAAATCGACGTGTTAAATAAAACCATTAAGAATGATTGGTTTATTACTTTATTACATGGAGCAAAACGTTCTGGGAAAACAAAAATAAACAATGATTTGTTCTTGTTTGAATTGCGACGTGTGCGAAAGATTGCCGATGAAGAAGACATTAAGGAACCAATGTATATCCTAGCTGGAGTTTCAAGTGCAACAATCCAAAAGAACATCTTACAGGAGCTATACAACATGTACAGCATAGAACCTAAATTCGATAAACATGGAAACTTTAAGCTATTTGGCGTTAAGGTCGTACAAGCTTATACAGGAAACATTGGCGGTGTTGGTGCAATTCGTGGTATGACAGCATATGGCGCTTATATCAATGAGGCATCGCTAGCTAGACAAGAAGTATTTGCTGAAATCGTTTCACGTTGTTCAGGAACAGGAGCGAGAATCCTAGCTGATACAAACCCTGACAACCCGGAACACTGGCTAAAGAAAGAGTATATCGACAATTCAAGTAAAAACATTCAATCTTTCCACTTTGAATTGGATGATAATACTTTTTTATCTGAACGCTATAGAAATAATATTAAAGAATCAACTCCAAGTGGGATGTTTTATGATCGCGATATCAAAGGACTATGGGTTTCTGCTGAAGGTGTCGTTTATCGTGATTTTGATGCTAGCAAGCACTACATCCAGTCAAAAGACTTACCACCTTTGAGCAACTTTTATTGTGGTGTTGACTGGGGATATGAACACTGGGGTTCAATCGTAGTTATAGGTGAAACGGATGACGGAACAGCTTATTTAATCGAAGAACATGCTACTCAATTTGAAGAGATTGATTATTGGGTAGATGTAGCAAAAGGCATTCAAGAGCGTTACGGCTTACGAGTGCCTTTTTATTGTGACTCTGCGAGACCGGAGCATGTGGCTAGGTTTGTAAGAGAAAAGATTAATGCTAAAAATGCTCATAAAGCACGGTTATCTGGAGTTGAGGAAGTCGCCAAGAGATTTAAACAAGATAAATTGTTTATCTGTCAAGATAGAGTGATGAAATTTCGGGATGAAATTTATCAATACATTTGGGACAAGAAAAAAGGCGAGCCAATAAAAGAATATGATGATGTGCTAGACTCCGTTCGATATGCGATATATACTCATGAGCTTCTTAAGAAACCAAAAGTTAATGTCAACGAAAAGATTAAACGTGTTAAACGCATGTTTTAAGGAGTGTGAAAAATGGATAAGGTAAACGAGTTTGAATACGGAGCTGATATACATTATTCTAATGACGTGAACACAAATTATGTAAAGTTTAGCGTAGACTCAAATCTTCACTATAGATTTAGCTCAGCAGAAGATTTACTTAACGATTTAGATACTTTAGCAGCAATGATAAAACATCATCATGAATATCAGGTAAAGCGGCTTAGTGTATTAGATGATTATTACAAAGCTAGAAATACAAATATCATGGATAACCGTAGACGTAGAGAAAAGGAAAAAGCGGATCATCGATCAGCACATAACTTTGGAAAAGTTCTTTGTACGTTTGATGTTGGGTACAACACAGGCAATCCTATAAAAGTGCAAATCGAGGACACAAATCAACAAAAAGAAATCGAAGAGTTCAATACTAATAATGACATAGATGGGTTAAATGCTGAACTCTGGCTTGATATGGATAAGTATGGGAGAGCCTATGAGATTATCTATCGAGATTCAGATGATACAGATTATGTTGATTTGGCTAATGTATTTGAAACGTTTGTTGTATATGATACTACAGTAAAACGAGAGCCTATTTTGGCTGTACGGTATCCTAAGACAAGATTCAACAAGGATGCTGATAAACAGTACATTCAACCAATCGTATACACAAAAGAAAAAAGTATCACTTATGATGAGACGACACTAACAGCAATTGAGTTAAAAAATCCCCAGGATGAACCGCATGAATATAAAGAGGTACCTATTACAGAGTATTCTCCTAATCGTTTTCGGATGGGCTTGTATGAAGATGTACTATCTTTGATTGATCTATACGATGCAGGGCAGTCTGATACCGCCAACTACATGACTGATCTAAACGATGCTCTTCTAGTTATTAGTGGTGATATTGAAGCAGCAGGACTATCCACAGAGGACGCCATCAAGCAGAAAGAAGCGAATATGCTTTTGCTTGAGTCTGGAACTGATGTGAACGGTAATAAAACAAGTGTGACTGCAGGATATATTTACAAACAATATGATGTGAACGGTGTAGAAGCATACAAAGACAGAGTGCGCAAGGATATCCACGAAATCTCAATGGTTCCTGATCTTACTGATGACAATTTTTCCGGAGTGCAATCAGGAGAAGCAATGAAATATAAATTATTTGGATTTGAACAAATGACGGCAACAAAGCAAAGGCTATTCAAAAAAGGTCTTATGCGGCGTTATCGTCTTTTATTTAGCCTAAAATCAAGTGTTTCTGAAATGGATAACTCCGATTTGAAAGGCTTCCGTGTAATATTTACGCCTAATCTACCTAAAGCCATTCTGGAAGAGTTGAAATCTTTGGTTGATGCTGGAGCTGAACTCAGTCAAGAGACGATCTTAGGACTCGCTTCTTTTGTTCCAGATGTACAGGCAGAGTTGAAACGAGTAAATAAAGAAACTCAAAAGCAGACTGGTATTTTTGATTCAGATGGTGAAGAAGTAATTAGCAACAAAAAAGATGAAACAGGGGAGTGATTAAATGAACTCCCAAGAATATTGGATCAAACGGGAAAAAGAATGGCAAAAGCAACAAATTAAAGATGATAAAAAGCGCATGGCAGAAATTAAAAGTCGCATGCAATACGCGCAAGATGCGATACAAAAAGAAATAGACGCGCAGTGGGATAGTTTTTCCAATTGTCAGAAAATCACTCGTAGCGAAGCGATGAAGCGTGCTAGTGAAATGGACGTCAAAGCATTCGCTCGCAAAGCAAAGAAGTATGTTAAAGAGAAAGATTTTTCTCCTACAGCAAACCAAGAATTAAAGCTATACAATCTTACGATGCGTGTAAATAGATTAGAGCTCTTAAAAGCTAATATCGGACTTGAACTGATTTAACTGTTTAATGAATTGGATAAGTACTTTTCGAATGAATTAACAAAAGCTGGTTTAGCTGAATTGAAGAGACAAGCCGGCATTTTAGAAATGACTATTGCTTCAAGTGGGTATGCAAAGCTGATAGAACTAGTAATAAACAGCTCCTTTTTGAGTGATGACGTGTCTTTTAGTGATCGCTTATGGATGTATCAATCTGAATTGAAATCAGAATTAGATAGGTTGTTAGTCAGAAGTATAACGATGGGGAAAAATCCCAAGCAACTTGCATCTAAATTGGCAGAATATTTAACAGCTGAAGGACGAGAAAACACTAAGTTCAACACTCAACGTTTGATGGTGACTGAAACGACTAGAGTTCAGGTAGGGATCCAAGAACGAAGTTACAGAGATGCAGGGATTACCCAGTACATCTATATAGCAGAACCAACGGCGTGCAAACTATGTATACCGTTAAATAATCAAGTTTTTGATGTTGCCGATATGCAGCCAGGAAGTAACGCTCCTAACATGCATCCATTTTGTCGATGCAGTACAGCGCCAGTAATTTAGATATTTTTTATAGATTAGATAAATATGTAAACAAAAAAGCGAGGAGTGCTATATTAATTATATAAAGAGAAATCCTCTCTTTAATAATTAAAAAAGGAGTGTTCAAAATGAAAGAAAGCGTACAAGAAATTTTAGAAGTGTTGGAAAAAGCAGGTTTTTTACCAGAGGGAAGACAACCGATAGAAAACATGATTTTTCTGAGGAATGCTAAAGATAATTGGGATTTTGTTATCGATCAAAAAACCACTCTCAAGTTAGTTCACGATACACTGGAAGACAATGAAAAGCTCAAGCAAATGAATGAACAGCTCGTCAAGTGAAACTAAGAAAAACGCGCAACTAATTTGTAAATAAAAAGCCGTTTACAAAATCGTAACGGCTTTTTATTTTGCCCTCTACTGCTCGGGGCATTAAATATTGAGCTGTTCCGTCTGACCGGCGTAACTGGTTAAATTTATCGGGTAACGGCGTAACCGTGGAGGATTAATCATGAAAAAACGTTTATTTATGCCAATGAACTTACAATTTTTTTCTGAACCAGGAGATGGTGGATCTGGTGATGAGGGACAACAAGGAAACCTACCAGCTGGCTCACAAGAGACACCGACCGAAGCAAAAGAAGAAAACAATACTGGCAAAACATTTTCTCGTGATGAAGTAGCGAAAATGATCGCTGCTGAGACGAATAAAGCAAAAGCAGCGTGGGAAAAAGAACTAGAAGCAAAAAAAGAAGAAGCTAAAAAGCTGGCAAAAATGAATGCGGAAGAAAAACTACAGCATGAGTTGGAACAAAAAGAAGCTGAAATCGCTGAATTAAAGCGTGGACAGGCACTATCTGAAATGACGAAAGAAGCTTCTAAAATGCTGACAGATGCAAATTTACCACACGATGATGATTTACTTGGTCTGATTGTTTCTGATGATGCAGATGCCACAAAACAAGCTGTAGCAGTCATCACTAACTTTGCTTCTTTGATTAAGAGAGAAAACGCAAGACAAACACCACCAAATGAAGGTGGACAATTTACAGCATCGAAAAATACTAAAGAAACAGTGGCTAAACTAGCTGCTAAAAATCGAATTATCAAATAGGAGGAAAACTTAATGAAAAAGAAACAACTTTTACCAATGAACTTGCAAATGTTTGCTCAAACATGGGATCCAGATAATGTCTTGGTATATGAAACGAAAGAGGGAAAAATTCCTGATAAATATAATACGCTCATTTTGAGTGAAGTTATGGAAAATTCTAAGATCATGCAGTTAGCAAAATACGAAGAAATGACTGACAAAGAAAAGAAATTTGAATACTTTGCAGAAGGACCAGGCGCATACTGGGTGGGTGAAGGTGAAAAAATTAAAACGTCTAAACCTAAATGGATGCAAGCTACGATGACTGCAAAAAAACTCGGTGTCATTCTTCCGGTTTCTCGTGAATATTTAAATTATAAATTATCAGATTTCTTTGAGGAGATGCAGCCGAAAATTGCTGAAGCTTTTTATAAAAAATTTGATGCAGCCGCCTTATTAAATAAAGAAAATCCATTTCCTCAGTCATTAGACGAATCAGTTATTAGTGCTGGTAACGTGGTTGAAGGCGGATTAACTTACGATAATATCTTAGCCTTAGAAGACAAGTTAGCAGAAAATGAATTCGAACCTAATGCGTTTATTTCAAATCGAAAAAATCGTACAGAATTACGTTCTGCAGCTCAAACAGTCGGATCAAATGTTGAGTTTATTTATGATCGCTCTGCTAATACAATTGACGGATTACCAGTAGTAGACCTTAAGTCTTTAGATAAAGGTACTCTTTACGCTGGAGATTTTAATTACATGTTTTATGGAATCCCATATAATATTTCATTTAAGATTTCTGAAGAAGCTCAATTGTCTACTTTAACTAATGAAGATGGAACCCCAGTTAACTTGTTTGAGCAAGAACTGATTGCTTTGCGTGCAACAATGGATGTTGGATTTATGATTGTAAAAGATGAAGCTTTTGGAAAGATTTCCCCAAAAGAGTAACGCCTGCTACTGGTATTGTGCCAAATCAAAAGACATGGACCGGTAAAGTAGGCGATACTAAAACATTTACTATTTCAGCTGTGCCTGCAGATGCTAGCGATGCAGCTGCTGTTGTTGCAGCTACTACAGCAACTTCAAGTGATGGAGCTATTGCAACAGTGACCAAAAATGAAAATGGTGGTTTTGATGGAACGATTGCATCAGAAGGGTCAGCAACATTCACATTTACTTCTGGAGAATTCACTACTTCAATAAATGTGACAGGCCAACCTGGTAGTTAGGAAGTAAAAAATATGACGATTGCAGATGATATTAAAAAACTTCTTAAAGGAACAATAGATGAAAAGCTTGAAGTTATTGAGCGAAGAACGAATGAGCGTATGAAAGCTTTGTTAAATACGCAAGAAGTTCCTGAAGAATTTGAAACAGTTGTATATGAAGTATCATTGAAAAGATTCAATAGAATTGGTCAAGAAGGTATGCAGTCATATTCTCAAGAAGGGTTATCTATGGCTTTTCCCGATTCGGATTTTTCAGAGTATCAAAATGAGATTGACGAATTTAAGCGTAAAGATCAGGAAGAGTTGTACAAGCCAAAGCGAGGGAGGTTTAAATTTATATGAGATTTACAGATGAAATTATATTTGTTAAACGTTCATCTGACTCTAAATATGATCCAAATCTCGGTGAGTGGGTTGAAGGCAAACCAGAAAGAACAAGAACAGAGGCAAACGTGACAGATATTGGCACTGATAGAAGTGTGACTATTTTTGGTAGTGTGGAAGAAGGGGCGAAGGTCATTAGGACGCAGCCTCTATTTTCTATCCCTACATTTGACTATATCGAGATTGAAGGAAAGACTTGGCAACAAGTAGCAGCTAGAAATCCAACATATAGAAATAGCTTAATTGTGCAAGAGGTGGTTCTTGATGAAGGCACAACTTAAATATAAAGGAATCGATCAACTGATGCGTCATCTGAAACAAGCAGCAACGCTTAATGACGTTCAAAAAGTCGTGAAAAGTAATACCGCTGAAATGACTGAACGAATGCAAAAAGCTGCGCCTGTAGACACAGGTTACTTACGAAGATCAATCAACATGAGTCTTTTAGAAGCTGGTTTGACTGGAGTTGTAGGTCCGACAGCAGACTATGCTCCTTATGTAGAATATGGAACTCGTTTTATGTCGGCTCAGCCTTATGTTAGACCAGCTTTTAATTATCAAAAAGTCAAATTTATGGCTGAAATGAAAGCTTTGGTGAAATGATGATTAAGACAAGAGATCAGTCGATTTTTGATGAACTTTTTAAAATATCTCAAGACAAACTCGGATATAAAACATACGATTATAAACCTTTAGATGACGTTGGGTATCCTTTTGTGGAATTCGAGAACACTCAGACCATCCATGAAGTGAATAAAACTGATATTAAAGGGTCTGTGATTGTAGTTTTATCCGTTTGGGGATTACAGAAGAAGCGAAAGCAGGTGTCAGATATGGCATCTGCTCTTTTTAATGAAGCTAGATTGATAGAAGCCACGGAAGGCTATTATTGGGCTTTAAATTACCAAGCAAGTGGAATTCAAGTAATGGATGGTACAACAACAAATACACCGCTAAAACGGGCTGTAGTCACACTTGAATTTAGAATTAGATAGGAGGAAGAACATGGAAGCATTAAAAGGTATTGATGTCATTTTGTTATATAGATTACTGAAAAAAGAAACTCAGGAAGCTGCTTGGAAAATGGCATTTCAAACAGAACACGAAAATGGTTTATCAAGAGATTCAGACTCTACAGTGACAAAAGATGGTAATGTGCAAACTTTAAGTCCAGTAGAATATGATTTCTCTGCTACTTCAATCGTTGCTAAAGGCGACACACATGTTGATGAAATGAAACAAGCTTTATTAAATGGGGATATCATTGAAATTTGGGAAATTAATAAAGCAGAGCAGGGAACAGAAGACAATGCAGATAAATATAAAGCTACTTACTACCAAGGGTATGTATCTGAATTTACTCCGTCTGCAACAGCAGAAGACAGTGTTGAATTAAGTTTGTCATTTGCTATAAATGGTATCGGTCAGGATGGATACGCAACGCTGACAGAAAATCAGGCTGAGGTTGTCCAATATACATTTAAAGATACAGTAAAAGCAACTGCACTAGGATCATAAGAGAGCTTAGATGCTTTCTTTTTATTTTAAGGAGGATGGAAAATGAAATTAAAAATTAAAGGAAAAGATTATTCTTTCAAATTCGGGACCAAGTTTGTTCGTGAATTAGATAAAGTGATGCCTTTCGTCGATGGAAATATGGAATTTGGAATGGGGCTCTCCGCAAAAGTCTTACCAGAGCTACGTTCTTATAACGTTAACACGTTATCACGAGTTCTGGAAATAGCAAATAGAACTGAAGATGAATCTATTACATTAGATGAATTGGATGATTATATCGATGAAGTTAAAGACATTGAAAAATTGTTTGATAACGTCTTAAAAGAATTAGCAGAGTCAAATGCGGGAAAGTTAGCGGTTCGAAACCTGAATCAGAAATTGAAAGAAGCAGAAAAACAACAGGCGGAATAGATTCTGCGCTTGCATATGAACAAATTCTTATAAATTCCTTTCGATATTTGGGAATGACCAATATCTCAGATATTGAAAGGATGACTTTATATGAATATAGCGTTCGAATGACTGCAGCTCAACTGTCTTGGCTTGATAAAGAAAAATTAATTCACGAATTAGCGTGGGCAAATCAGCAAGTTCAAGCGGAGAAAAAAGTAGGCAAAAAGACAGTTCCTGTGTATCGCTCCTTTGAAGAATTCTTTAATTATCAAAAAATTGAAGATTCGATTATGGGAATTTCCGAACTTTCAAAACAAGATAAAAAATTTCAAAGTTTACTAACTAAAGCTAACTCTTGAGGAAAGGAGGAAAAACATGGAACAATTTTCTGTTGAAGCATTGTTAAAAGCTACAGATAGTGGCTTTGTTAAAACTTTTAAAGATGCACAAGAAGCTGTTAAAACTTTTGAAAAGAAGTCAAATAGTATGACAACAGCTGTAGGAAGTATCATGAAGAGTACAGGAGCTTCAATGACTAAATATATATCCGCTCCTCTTTTTGGCGTTGGGGTAGCAGCTGCTAAAGTTGGTGGCGATTTTGAAGAACAGATGAGTAGAGTAAAAGCTATCTCTGGCGCAACAGGTAAGTCTTTTGATGAATTAAGACAACAGGCTGTTGATTTGGGTGCTAAGACAGCATTTAGCGCTAAGGAGTCAGCTGCTGGAATGGAAAATCTCGCTTCTGCTGGATTTAATGCACAAGAAATTTTGCAAGCAATGCCTGGTCTTTTAGATTTGGCAGCTGTTTCTGGTGGGGATGTTGCTTTAGCTTCTGAAAATGCTGCAACTGCATTGCGGGGTTTTAACCTTGATGCAAGTCAAGCAGGACATGTCGCTGATATATTTGCTAGAGCTGCCGCAGATACTAACGCGGAAGTCGCGGATATGGGTGAAGCAATGAAATATATAGCACCTGTTGCGAATGCAATGGGACTTTCTATTGAAGAAGTATCCGCAGCTATTGGCATAATGTCAGATGCTGGTATTAAAGGTTCTCAAGCAGGTACATCACTTCGTGGCGCACTTTCTAGATTAGCAAAGCCTACAAAGCCGATGATCGATGTGATGAATGATTTAGGTCTAAGCTTTTATGATGCTGAAGGTAAAATGAAACCTCTAAAAGATCAAATTGGCATGTTAAAAGATGCCTTTAAAGGGCTGACACCTGAGCAACAACAAAATGCTTTGGTTACATTATATGGACAAGAGTCTCTGTCAGGTATGATGGCACTAATTGATAAAGGGCCAGAAAATCTAGGAAAATTAACAACGTCACTTAAAAATTCAGATGGTGCGGCTGACGAAATGGCAAGAACAATGCAAGATAATGCAAAATCATCTATTGAACAAATGTTTGGAGCGTTGGAATCTGCAGCAATTGTCATTCAAAAGATTTTAGCTCCATCTATTAGAAAAGTGGCAGATACAGTTTCTGACTTGGTAGAGAAATTTGTGAGCGCTCCAGAATCAACTCAAAAACTAGTGGTTGCCATAGGAACAATTGTCGCTGCTATAGGCCCGTTAATTTTTATGATTGGTTCAGCAATTATATGGATTAATAGGGTGAAAATAGCTTTTAAAGCTTTAAGCGAAAGTTCAAAATTGTTTAGCGGATTAAGCAAAGCAATGGGGCTCCTTACAAATCCTATTTTCTTGGTTATAGCTGCTGTGGCGCTCCTTGTCGTAGGTTTCATATATCTTTGGAATACAAGTGAAGATTTTAGAAACTTTTGGATTGGATTATGGGAAGGAATCAAGTCTGCTGTTAGCTCAGCGGTAGAATGGATCCAAAATGCATGGAAATCTACAGGTGAATGGTTTACAAGTCTATGGAAGTCCATCAAAAAAGGTGCAGATGGTGCTTGGTCCACGATTCAAGAAGCTCCTGGGAGAGCGGCAGAGTGGATCAAGAATAAATGGACTGAAACAAAAGTATTCTTTTCAGAATTATGGTCAAACATAACCAACTCAGCTTCAGAAGCTTGGAAAAGTTTAAAAGAAGAAGTTGTTTCAGTAGTCAGCGATGTTGTTTCGAGTATTAGCAATAAATGGAACGGACTAAAAAACACCGTGTCAGCTATCTGGAAATCAATTACAAGTAAAATTAAATCAGGATTTGATTTTATACTAAAATATATCGGACCATTCATAAGTAGTTTTTCAGATGTGTTTTCCAATATAACCCAAGCAATAGAAACTATATTTCTTGAAGTAAAAAATATAATAGTGAATGTTTGGGAGATTATTAAGTCTTTGATTGCTGCACCGCTACTATTCATAATAGATCTAATCACTGGAGATTTTAAACAAATGAAAGAAGATTTAGATCTGATTTGGAACACACTTGTACAATCTGTAATGAATATTTGGGCATCTGTAAAAAACATATTCACGGAATATATCGGTGCAATAGTAAATAGCGCTATTGCTTTATGGACTGGGTTTATACAAAGTATTTCTAATATCTGGAACGAAGTGACTTATCAAGCCACAATGATTTGGATTGATTTGAAGCTATTTTTTGCTAATTTATGGACTGATATTAAATATAGTGCAATTGGAATGTGGATAGAATTGAAATTCGCTATAATTCAAACTTGGATTGATATAAAATATGGGGCAATTGATCTTTGGAATAATCTAAAACAATGGCTTTTCCAAACTGTTAATAATATAGTGCAAACGCTAATAAGCAGTTGGAGCGCGTTAAAACAAGGAACAATCAACCTATTTAATAATACAATTCAAGGAGCGAAAGATTTATGGAATTCTTTCAAAGCTTGGTTTATTGATTTAGCTATCGGAACTAAGGATACCGTCATTCAAGGCTGGGAAAACCTAAAACAAGGTACTATAGATACTTTCAATAATTTAGTAAATGGCGCTCAAGAAGCGTGGAACAATTTAGTAAACGCTGTTAGTGACACAGTTAACAAAGTAATTGGCTGGTTTGACAATCTGAAAAATATTAACTTGTTAGAAGCCGGTAAAGCTATCATGAGTAGTTTGTTTGATGGGTTGAAAGAGAAGTGGAAAGGTGTTCAAGATTTTGTTGGAGGCATCGGTGATTGGATTCGTGAACACAAAGGGCCAATTCAATATGATAGAAAACTATTGATCCCAGCTGGTAATGCGATTATGGAGAGTCTTAATTCAGGTTTATTGAATGGGTTCGGCATGGTTAAAAGCAACGTTGGGAACATGGCAGATTTTATTGCTGAACTTTTTACTACAAATCCTAGCATAGATATAGCTGCAAATCTAAAAAACGCAAACAAAAATGTTGGTGCCCAAGTTGAACACAATATTAATTACGGAAATAGCAACCGTCCAGCGATTTTAAATATCCGCTTAGGAAATCAAGTATTTGAAGCTTTTGTTGAGGACATTTCAAATGTTCAAGGCAAAAAATCAGACATTAATTTATTATTTTAGGAAGTGAGGGAAACATAATGGAGTGGCATAATCCAATGTATGAGTTTAGGGATACAATTAAAAATGAAAGTCAGAAAACATGGGTACCGACATCAGCATTGAATTATGATGGAAAGTTTATCGAAAACTATATAGAAGGATATCAAACTTTGTATGTTGAAGGTAGAGAAATGCTTTCTTTAGAGATTGAGAGCGAAAAGGTAAACGTGGGTGTTCGTGTTAGTTCTCAAAGACTCCCAGAGAGGACTTTAACTATACATTTTAAATTAGAAGAAAAGAATCCTGTTGAATTCCAGCGAAGCTTCAATAAATTGATGAGGCTGCTTTACAGGGATGAAGATGTAGAAATACACTTTAACGATGAGTTGGATATGTACTATTACGGAAGGTATCAGACTTGCGATAATATTCCTGGCAATGTCCATAGCGTAATATCTAGTTTTTCTATAATTTGTTCTGATCCCAGAAAGTATACACGTATATTTGAAACAAACGGTATAGTCTCAGAATATCTTCCGTATGATACAACTCCGATTTCAATTAGTTTAGAAGCGGATGTTGATGGGAGCTTAAAAATTACAAATGGCCGTCAAAATATAAGCGTGACTAATTCAATGATAAAAAAAGGTGACTTTATCGAGATGGACATAGCTGAGGGCAAAGTTTTTGTAAACGGAGTGAATAAAACGAGAATCCTTGATCTCACGAGTTCTTTTAAAAACTTTATGGTTAGAACCGGTGATCTAATTAAGTGTGATAATGGAACTCCTCTAATAAGATATAGAGGAGTGTGGCTGTAATGGATAAAGATGTTTATTTTTTCGATGAAAACCAAAAGCTTATAAAAATAGTAGGGGAAGATAAACTTTTCTCGGTAGTTCAAGAAAAGGAAATCACACCAAGTAAAGATGAGTTAATTAATGATAAGTTAGCAGTCAGCGTGGAGTTTGATGATGAAATAAAAGAGTCTGCTTATATGGCGGTTCGTGAAAGCGAAGCGTCTTTTTCTATGTATAAGATTATTGGGACTGCTGATCCAGGTTCATTATTGATATTAACAGGAATTAATTTTGGACCTGATGAGTTGGATGCTTATATCATTAATGATATTCGTCCAGCTAATGAATTTTTTCAGAAGACTATCCAAAGGATCATGGATTTTACATTAGGTGAGTGGCGAGTTGGTTATTTAGATTCAACACTACCTGCAGTTTCTATGACCTTCTACTATTGTAGTATCCGCGAAGTTTTAAAAAATCTGCAAACATTAGGCTGCGAAATTGTTTTTAAATGCAATTTGAGCGGAGAAGGCATCACAGATAAATGGATAGAAGTTTATAAACAGATTGGCGAATATAGTAACGAACGCTATGAATATGGTGATAAAGCTTTGACTATTGAAAAAGAAGTAGATCGAAGCAATATATATACTTCTCTGATAGGCCGTGGACGTGGTGAAGAGGTTGGAGATGGTTACGGTCGTCGAATTGAATTTGATCAAGTGTATTGGTCAAAATCAAAAGGAGATCCGTTAGACAAGCCTACTGGCCAGATATATTTGGAAATCCCTGAGATGACTGAAAAATATGGCATTCCTACTAAGAACGGAAAACGTCGCAAGCGTGAGAAGGTAATCATATTCGAAGACTGCGAAGATCCTGTTGAGCTAATTCAGCTTACCTATCAAGAGTTGGTTAACTGTTCGCGACCATTAGTTCAATTTAAATCAACTACGTTTGGAGCAGATAGCTTAGGAAATATTATTCGTATTCATCGTGATGATCGTGGTTATCATTATGAAACTAGAATTTTTAGTGTGAAGATTGACCGTTTGACAGGAAAAGTCGAAACTGGCTTAGGGGATAATTTAAATACTTCATCGACACGTCAAGCTTCAAATACACAAAATGCCATACAGACTCTCGATGAAAAAAAGATGACTTTTTACGAGTCCACCGAGGTTTCTAAATGGCAGTCAGATATTATTCGTGGGGCTAAGGGTGGATCAATTATCATGATGAACCCTTGGGATACCGGCAAAGGTGAAAGTCGTCAGCCATATCAAATGGTTTGGATGAATGGAGATAGTATTGAAACTTCTAATCATTTTCTTGTAGCCAATTCAGAAGGCATCGGATTTATTGATGGAAAATTCAATGAAGCGAACTTCAAAACAGCATGGACAATTGATGGTAATTTTAATGCAAACTATATTCAATCTGGACGTATTAGAGCAGATATTTTTGAAACCTCATTTAATGCTGTTGGCGACCAATTAAAATTAGTAAAAGGCGCTTTACAGGTTGTGAACAGCAATAAAAAGATTATGGAACTGACCAAGAAAGGGATGGAATTTTGGAATTCTAAAGAATCGATTGGCACAATTGGCACAACTGATTCTGCTGGTAATCCTTTCCCTGGAGCATCTACGCCAACACCCTTAGAAAATAATTCATTAGTTATTAGGACAAACGGTGATGGGAAATATATTCTGATTTCGCCAAAAGAAGGAAAAGGCTTAGTGATGCTTGGGAACGGTACTTCTATATTGTATGGAAGTCTAAATTTGCAAGAAAAGCTGAATGCTTTTGGCGATGTGGAGTTTATGAAAAATGTTAATATACGCGGAAAACTTACAATTAATGGGCAAGAAGTATTTCCTGGACAGGGGGGAAGTGGGAATAACGGCGGAGGAAGTTGGAATGGAATGTATCCACCGGAGGTAACTAGTCAAGCGGATAAATTCGCTTGGGAGCTATGGGTTATGCTTCTTTCTAGGGGTTACTCCAAAGCGTCAATCGCCGGAATTCTCGGAAATGTTCAAGGAGAAGCTGGGGTTGCGATGAATCCGGATATCGCACAAATTGGTGGCCCTGCATACGGAATTGTTCAGTGGGATGGTTCGGCATATCCTTTAGTACCTCCGGCCACATGGGATGGTAGGACTTATGTCCAGAATTTAATGAGAGCTGCAGGAATAACAGAAGACTATCGAACGATGTCAGCGCAAGGAAAGTTATTAGATTGGACAATGTATAACGGTCAATGGTTAGGAATTGTTCAACCAACAAGTGTTTCTGGATTTAAAGCAATGACTGATCCGAGCGCTGCAGCTTATACATTCGAACGCAATTATGAACGTCCGAAAACTACTCATCCAGAACGGCAGACATGGGCACTTAACTGGTATAACAAATTCAAAGATCTTCAAGTTCCATCTGCTGGTAGTATTCTCAGTACAGCTAAAAGCTTGATGGGTTATTTCCATTACTCGCAACCGTTACGTTGGAATTTTGGTAGCGTAGAAAATCCTGATCGTAATGGGTATGCTGACTGTTCTTCTTTTGTTTGGTTAGCTTTGACAAAAGCAGGATATAAAACCGCAACACGTGGGACTCTGTGGTACACAGGTTCAATGGCTGCAGATGCAAGAGGTGCACGTCAATATCTTACTGAAATATCTCCAAATGAAGCGAAAGCTGGAGATATCATCATTGTTAATTTAGGCGCTGGGGCAGGAAATGACGGTCACACTGCAATTTTAGCAGAGGATTGGAAGGGGTATAGCACATCTATTGTTGAAATGGGCGGTATGAATTCCAATGGCGTTGGTATCGGTCGCGTAGATTGGTCCTTCGGTTATTTATTAAACGGTGGCGATGTTTGTCTCGCCAGAGCGAAGAAATAGAGGTGATTTTGTGATCGAAGAAAAAGGATTAAATCATTTAAAAAGTTTGTTGAATCAACCTATCGGAAACCATCAATGTTATGCATTATCTGCGGAATATGCCGGTGTAATGATTGGCCCTGACATGGGCGCAGGTACTAAACATGAGATTAAAGTACGTCATGGCAATGTATTTTCTGCTGCTGAAATTGGACGAGCCTATCCATGGTCATTGTATCTATGGTCGGTCATCGTTCATCCTGAGTATGACCAGCTAATTGTTGGCTCAATTATCAATTGGGAAAGAAATGCAAAAATCAGTGATACATTTGAAAGCCATGAATATTACGGTCACACAGGTGTAATCAAAGGCCTAGAAAATGGGCGTATTCAGACCTATGAACAAAATGCGGAATCAGGTGGAATTGTGGCGGAATATGATCGTGAATTCTTCGGATCTGGTCAGATAGCTTCTATTTGTATCCCACCTGATTTTGAGAAAGGAGTGGTAATTAATGGCAAAGTGGAACGTAGTACTCAGCACAACTGAGCCTTATAACTACGTCGGTATGATTCAGGTACGGCAAGGCAATAAGAATTCAGAAGTTATGGAAGCAACCATCACTGAAAATGGAATGCCTTATGATCTAACTGATTGTAAAGTCTATTTTGAATCAGTTGTCGGCGATAAATATCCGGTTCAATTAGGTACTAAAGTCATTGATGCGAAAAAAGGAAAAATTCAGTACACATTTGATCAGCATTCGATGCAAGCCTTGCATCGCCAAACAGCAGATTTCATCATTTATAAAGATGATGAGTTAATTTCTACAACGCAAGATTTCTCCTATTTTGTGATTAAAGCTGTCTCAAAAACAGAGGGTGAAATGGGATCGTATTGGCAGACAGTCGAAGATTTAATTGCTGATATGACAGCTTTTATCAATGAAAACAAAGGTGATTTCACAGATTGGATGAATGCACGTAAAAAGGAATTTGAACAATGGCGTCAAGACCAACAAAATACATTTGAAGCATGGAGAGAAGGACAAGAAACAGATTATTTAAGTTGGTTTGAATCAATCAAAGATATTTTGAAGTCTATCGACCCAGGTGGAGTAATGTTAGCCGAACTAACGGATGCGCGAGTAGATATTCAAGGAGTTCGTCATGATTCTATTTCAGAACGTTTGTTGGCAGATTTGGATTATCTATATCAAAAGTTGCGAGCAGCGCTTTTCACGATTGAATATGGTGAAATTGAAGTGACTGATATTTTACAGGATGATCTCTTTTCAGAGAATCACGAAGTCGAAAAAATCGAAACAGTAGAATTTCCAATCGAAGAAGGAGCTTTGATTATTGCAACCATTGATGATCCAAAGCAAAATGTTTTCACTCTTGAGAAAGTAGGGGTGATCTAATGGCTAAAATCAAACGAATGATGGAAACCGATGAAAAAACGGGTATAAAACGCCAATTTTTCCCAGCTACGCATGCTTCCGCAGTTCTTGGATTAACGGAAATAATAGCTGGAGAAGCAACAGTTTTATCTGTCAATGGAAAAATTGGAGCCGTCGTCATTACAAAAGAAGATTTGGGATTAGAGAATGTTATCACAGAATTACCCTATGCAAGTGAAGAAGATGACGGCATTATCACGGCAGAAATGTATCAAAAAATTTTAAACAGTGGAGAAGGCGACTACATGTTGCCAGTTGCCACTATCGACCGTTTGGGTGGTATAAAAATTGGTGAATTATTGACGATTGATGAGACAGGAAAAGTCTCTGCAGTCAGACAATCTGATGTCAATTTTTCGCTGGAGTTAAAAGAAAAACTCGATTCACTGAAAAAATATACTGCAGGAAAAAACATCACTATTGATGAAGATGGAAAAATAAATGCAGATGTGACTGGTTTTTACGTTTTACCCACTGCCTCCGAATTTGTAAAAGGTGGTATTCGTGTCGGTGAAGGTTTAACGATGACTGATGATGTTTTGTCGGCCGATAAGCAATTCAACTATACTGCCGGAGCTAATATCAGTATTTCAAACACAGGAGTAATCTCTGCAACTGGAAGCGGAGAGGGCGGCGGCGTCAGTCAAGAATATGTGGACCAGAAAATGAGCGAAGCTTATCAAAATGCCCAAGCTTATACAGATTCAAAAATACCAAATGTATCGTTTGAAAAAGTAGGGGAGGTATAGACAAATGACAGATATTGTAAAAGTAAAACAGAATGATGTTCAGGTTTACCCTCAAACCCATTGGGATGCTGTTGAGGGTAAACCCGAAACTATCAAGGGAGATAAAGGAGACCCTGGACAGGCTGCCACAATTACTGTAGGGACAGTAACGAGTGGTACAACAGCTAGTGTCACAAATGCTGGTACTGCAAGTGCAGCAAAGTTTAATTTTGTATTGCCAAAAGGTGATAAAGGGGACAAAGGCGATCCTGGAGCCAATGCAACAACGACAGCTGTGGCTACGACGACAGCAAATGGTTTGATGTCCAAAGAAGATAAAGTGAAACTCGATGGATTAGCCAATATTACATTTGAGAAAGTGGGGACGGTTTAATGGCTGATATTGTGCAATTAAAAGAAGACGGAGTTGCTAAGTATTTGAAAACTCATGCCAAAGGAATTGATGGTGTGGAGGGTGTTTTAGTAAAGGCCACAGGTAATGAAACGGTCTTAGGAACGAAAAATTTTAAAGATGGGATTACTTTTGGAAATGGTACTCTTCTTCCAGCAAAAAGAAAGGGTACACTTCAAAAATTAATTTATTCTTCAACAACTGATCCTGGAATGTACGCGAGCGGTTCAATTGAGTTCCAAAGAGACGGTAATTTAATAACATGTACATTCGCTTTTAAGCCTACAAATACACTTGCAGATGGTGCAAAAGTTGTCTGGAGTTTAGGCGACTATGAACCAGAAAATACGGTTAGAATTCCAACTTGTGAAGCTAACTGTTATCTGTATAGCGATCCAAACGACGGTAATTCTATCAAAATCGGGAAGGGTCTTACGAAAGATCAATGGGCTTCTGGAACAGCTAGTTGGATTGCTAAAAATAGAATTTAATGGAGGAAGAATGATGAAAACAATATACAAAGTATTATATCCTATCGGTTACGAAGAACACGAGGTGGAAGATAATTTTCCAACGGCATTACCGTTTGTCGAAGTTCCACCTATTTTGTTTGAAAAGAAGGAAGATGAAACGGACGAAGCTTTCGGAAGAAGACAACAGTCGCAATTCTTTAATTTCACTGAAAATAAGTGGGAAGAAGCTGTTACGCAAGATTATTCGAAAAAATTGGAACTACTACAAAATTTATCTATAGGTTTACAGGTAGATAATGCTGCATTGAAAAAAGTAAATGAAGAGCTTACTACAAAAGCAGAAGGGCTAGTACAAATTAATTCGAAAACCATGCTGACATCCCTTCAAAACACAAAAGACATTGCTACTATCAAAGAACAACTTGACGGAGGAAAATGATATGTATTCTTATGATGATATCAAGATGATGTATGACTGGAATTGTTTTACTGACGATCAAGTTCGTGAATTTGTTCCACTCTGCATCACAGATGAAGAAGCAGATAAAATTATTAACAAAGAAGAGAGCACATCTTAATTGATGTGCTTTTTATTTTGATTCAAGGAGTTGTCACATGATCAATTTAGGGGAATGGGGAATGATAGCAGGATCAATAACCGCTATCGTTTCTTTGATTTTATTAGTAATTAGACCGATTGTTGCATCATTTACAAAAATTACGAAAACACTATCACAAGTGAGTTACAACTTGGAACTATTAACAAAAGATTTAGAATCGAGCAAATCAGATCGATTGATGATTCATGAAGAACTAAAGAAACATGATGAAAGATTAGATACACATGCAGAAAAATTGGTGGAACACACGCAACAAATTAAAACTTTATTTAGAGAAAGATCTAGGTAAAAAAGAAAGGAGTTAAGAAGAAATGATTTTACCAGATAAGTATTATCAAGTCATTAAATGGACGGTTTTAACAGTATTACCAGCTGCATCTGTTTTAGTAGCCACGTTAGGAAAAGCATATGGATGGAATGGAACAGATATGACAGTACTTACTATCAATGCAGCAGCAACATTTTTAGGTGTTATCACTGGTGTGTCGGCTTATAATTTGAAAAAATAGGAGGGACCAAATGAAAAAGAAAATAGTATTGTCATTGAGCCTTTTAATGGCTCTTTTTTTGTTGCCAGTAAATGGATTTGCCTATACGATCAACAATGAATTTAATTTGGGCCCAAACGAAGGTAGCTCACAAGTAGCAAATAATCAGTACATTTTACTGCATGAAACGGCTAATGAAATAGCAACAGGACGCAATGAAGCGCAGTATATGCAACGTTCATGGACTAGTGCTTACACTGCTTACATTGTGGGAGACGGTGGAATTGTTTATCAAGTCGGTCAACCTGGTTATGTGCAGTATGGTGCTGGTTCGTATGCTAATGCCAACAGTCCTGTGCAGATTGAGTTACAACACACACATGATAAAGCAACGTTTGAGAAAAACTACAAGGCATACGTTGAATTGGCTAGAGATTCAGCAATAAAATATGGTATTCCATTAACATTAGATACGCCTTATAACCAACCAGGAATCAAATCGCATTTATGGGTAACACAAAATATTTGGGGCGATCATACAGATCCTTACGGTTATCTTTCTGAAATGGGCGTAAGTAAAGAAAAATTAGCATATGATTTAGCCCATGGATTTACAGATGAAAATCCAACGACTTCTGAAAACAAGCCTGTCATTGATCCAACCCGAGCAGGTGCAGCAAATCCAACTTTGTCAGATGGAAAGAATCATTCTCACATTGATCAGTTTGGGGAAATCGAAAATGCGAACTTACACGTCGCTGGATGGCATATTGCTAACTACCAATATGAGTATATCTTCATCATGGACTATAATACTGGAAAAGAACTAGCACGAGTAAAAGCTGACGGAGTATATAGACCAGATGTAAATCAAGCTTATGGCACTTCTGGAAATGTTGGATACCACGTATCGTTCAACATGCGTAATTTCCCTAATAAGAAAGTATACGTTATGATGCGTGCAACGAATGATCCAGAAGGGAACACTAAAGGCGGAGCACAAGATTTTCATGACAAGCGTTGGTATTTAAATATTCCACAACGATAAAAAATCCCCCCCCCTTTGAGGGGTGGTACATAAAAATTTATTATTTAGATTCTATAAACATGTGCAACTTATCTAACAACAAAGTATATATTCTACAGAAGTAAACAAATAGCTTATTTTTTAGGATGTACACAAATTGACAAGTATAATAAAACTTTGATAAAATACAAATGTTTTTTTATTTTTATGTGTGATTAGTTAGAACTTACTTAAATCCTATTATAATATTTTTGTTAATGATTTTAATAAAATGATTGGAGAGAAAATGATGGATCAAAAAGCGTTTATCGAATCTATTGATTCTACAATCGATAGATTAAAAAAAGAAATTCGATTTTATAATAGAGTAATTGGTATCGGAAATATTATAAAAATAGTCTTATCAGCTAGTATCCCAATATTAATTGATCAGGCTTCCGAACACAGGTCTTTACTATTGATTGTTTCAATTGCTTCAGCAATAATTACAATTATACAAAGTGGGATGTCTACATTTAATTATCAAGATAAAGTACAGACTTCGACAGAGTTATTAATGAAAATCGAAAAAGAAAGGTTGTTATATATAACGAAAACATCCCCATATAATAAAACAGATGAAGAAAATTTCCATTTAATCGTTACAACCCTTCAAACTGAATTAAATGATATTATCTCTGATTTTAATCAAGTTAATAACTAAAAATTTATTTAATTAGAAAGTAGTGCAAATAATACTAATTGTACAATTAAGAAAAGAGATAAGACTTTACATTTTTTTAGGAATGTAAAGTCTTATCTCTTTTCTTAATGCTATAAATTCATAATAACATTATGGACAATAAATTTAAAATTTATTCAGACTGTAGACAAACTCCTAAATTTAGAGTGTTGTTTGCAGTCTGACGACTCAAAAATGAGTCGTATAAATCAATTATAGTAATAAGTCATTGATTTCTTTAAATTCTTTATCAAGTTCTTTTTCATCATATTTTTCATATTTATCAGCTTCATGAAGAACTTTTTTAATTTCATGAATAGCCTTTCGTTCAACTAACCATTTTTTTAGGTTATGTTTTTTTTCTGGATTTTCAGATAACGTATCAAGTTCGTCTAACTCTTTATCCAGTTTATTGACAACAGAAACAATTTTGTTTACAACTTTTTCTTCTTTGTTTTCTAAATTTGACATTTATCTTCACGTCCTTTTTATTTGATAATTTAAGTATAGAACTTTGATATAGTTTATACAAATAAAAACGCTTCTTTGTGTATTCTGTGCTTTTCTTTTGGAATGAGGAAAACTTTGGAGTAATATGAACGTGGACAGAAAAATATTTAGGAGGAATAAACTATGTGTACGTCTATTACTTATGTAACAAGTGATCATTATTTTGGAAGGAATTTTGATTATGAAATATCTTACAATGAAGTAGTCACTATTACTCCAAGAAATTATAAGTTGAATTTTCGAAAGGTAAATGATTTGGATACTCATTATGCAATGATTGGTATTGCCGCTGGTATAGCTGACTACCCTCTTTATTACGATGCGACAAATGAAAAAGGATTGAGTATGGCTGGACTAAATTTTTCTGGGTATGCTGATTATAAAGAAATACAAGAAGGGAAAGACAATGTATCTCCTTTTGAATTTATTCCTTGGATTTTAGGACAATGCTCAACAGTAGGAGAAGCTAAAAAATTGTTAAAAAATATCAATTTAGCAAATATAAATTATAGTGATGAACTTCCTTTATCCCCTTTACATTGGCTATTAGCTGATAAAGAAAAATCAATTGTCATTGAAAGTATGAAAGATGGACTTCATATATATGATAACCCTGTGGGCGTTCTTACCAATAATCCTTCATTTGACTATCAATTATTTAATTTAAACAATTATCGTGTCTTATCGAGTGAAACTCCTAAAAATAATTTTTCAAATCAAATAAGTTTGAATGCCTATAGCCGCGGTATGGGAGGGATAGGCTTGCCTGGAGATTTATCCTCAGTATCTCGTTTTGTTAAAGCGACTTTTACGAAGCTGAATTCTGTATCTGGAGATTCAGAGTCAGAAAGTATTAGTCAATTTTTCCATATCTTAGGTTCAGTAGAACAACAAAAAGGTTTGTGTGATGTTGGTGATGGAAAATATGAATATACAATTTATTCTTCTTGTTGCAATGTTGACAAAGGAATCTATTATTATCGAACATATGAAGACAGTCAAATTACTGCAATTGATATGAATAAAGAAGACTTAGATAGTCATAAGTTAATTAGTTATCCAATCATAGAAAAACAACAAATTAAATATATAAATTAGTTAATGTGTTGTGATTGATTATTTAATATAGATATAATACAAAAAGGCAAAGATATTTTCAAAACATTTTTTCTTGATGTGATATCCTTGTCTTTTTTGTAATGTTTTTAACTTATTGCTTTTGCAAAATTTATTTACCTGTTTTCTGGATCAACGATAGTGTATATTATGCTATCCTTGTTTGGATTTTAGGACGTTTAAAGAGGCACTTTTTTACATAACTTAATCCATAGACATAGACCTTTTAAGCATGCTGTGAGATAATAATAAAGAAGAGTTTAAAGCGCACCCCAAACCACTTCCCCATAAGTGTGTTACGCTTTAAACTCTTTTATATTTGAAGCCATTAAAAAGCATACCATATAACTGTAAAAAATAATGGGAAAAAGACTTATAATTGGAGTAGTAGTTAATTAGTGACTTATTTTTGATTTTATAGCACTGATACTATAAAATATAGATATCATCATATTACACAATCTTAATACTAACTTAAAAATATCTCCTTTTATAAGTATGGTGATAAAATCCGTTCCGGGCTACCTTTTTAGGTAGCCTACTTTAATCTTTATACCTTTCTGGATCAACGAAAGTATACTTTATATAGTCATAACGCCGATGATCGCTTCGAGCGTCTGGCACGTCAGTCACGACATCAAACAAAAAATATACGTCTTTCTTCATTCTAGTTTTCGCAGCAGGGATTTTAAAGTAGTTCTTATTAGAATAGTAGAGATTGATTAATAAGCTATCTTCGATTGCTAAAAAGAAAACTTCTGAATCCCACACCTTATAAAAATCTTTGACAAATCTATTCGAAGGATCAAATTTAAACCATAATTGTGTCTTTCCTTCTATTAAAATATCTTGGTTATACGCATCTTCTTTGAAATTTAAGGTAATTGATATGTATCCTGACCAAATATTAGGATTGTTAGAAATTAAAGACCCTAGACATAATGCTAATAAAATACCAGATAATTATACATTGCAACAGTATATTGATGATATTCACAAAGTTAGGCTTGAAATACAAATAGTTTTAGATAAAATTGAAAATGAAATTGGTAAGATAATGATGGAAATGGAAAAATCGTGA